TTAGTCATTAAAGCGGTGGTGGATAAATTGCGAGTATGCTTTGCAATCTGGTGATAAGATTTTTGACCACCAAATACCATTGTATTCCTACATAGATCACGATACGCACCAGAAAAAACTTGGAACGACCAAGACATATCACAAGAGTTAAATATATCTATTCTACATAAAACCTTATCTTGATTATCCCCTACAGATTTTTCAAGATCGTGGAAATAGATTATTCTGTGTGCTTGTAACCCATCCTTATATAGCTGATCAACTACTGTGATATTATCTAGTGGCAAATCAGATTGACCAAGTATTTTAGCTTGTTCACTAAATAATTCATGGTGCGGAATTAATTGATACGTTGAACTAACTGGTCGTGTAACCAGTAACCTATCCAAACTAGAATTGTACAAACCAAAATAACCATCAAGTTTTTTAGTTTCCAATATTTCCGCATTATCAAATTCAGTTTTAATGCTAACTGGTATTTCAGCTTGTAGGTTTACTTTAGTTATTTTGGAATTGTCTTCATAAAAACTAACATCTGTATAATCTCTATGAGTATTTACTTCTTTAGTGAAGTTTTGGTTTATATAGTTCATTTCAAAATCCTTTCTGTAAAATAATTAAAATGAAATTCTTTTATAAACTTGTTCTGTTTAGATTACAACTGTTTTCTTTTTTATTTTATTTCGGCTATCAATAATTTTTCTTTTTCTTCTTAAAAATTTTCCACCAACAACAGACGATTTAAAAAACTGGGTGTTTAACAAATCTGTAACTCCAAATTCTTTTTCATTTTTAAGAGAATTGGTTGACAATTTTTTAGATGACAATTTATCAATATCTGCATACATAACTGGCTTACCATTTTCAATAAACAAATAAACATCGCCTATCCAATGATTATCAACTGGTAACCATTTAGGTTTGTTGTTGACAATTCTTTCGTAGTGGAAGTAATCCATTTCGTATGGGTTGTAACGCACTCTATATGAATTGTGAAAACTGTTAGTGTCACTTGGTTTGTCATTGACAATTCCATTGACAAAAGCATGGACATTCTTTTTGCCCTCACTCCTCACTCTTTCGTTACCACTCTTGCGAACAACAAACAGGGCATTAGATAAATTCAACTGGTTAGTGTGTTTAGTTACCAATCCAGTTTTGTAATCTTGGATAGAAAAGCATCTCTTGTGTAGATTATAATAAACTCTTACTCTATCTGTTTTGCTCATTTTGTTCCCTATCAATTTCTTTATGTGTTTTTATTTGTTGCTCCATTAATTCCAAAACTTCATCTCTATAAAATAAATGCTTTGCTCTTTCTTCTTCTGGATAGTCTGCTGAATTTAAACGAAGTTTCTTAAAACATTTAATTGCATCTTCTAGATCAAAAAAATCGTCTAACTCTGGGCGAGTTTTTTCCACCTTATCTATATAGTGTTGTTCTACCTCGTCATCCACTTCTACAATGTAACCATTATTTTCTAGTATTTCTAAAGCAGTATTTATATTATTTCCGACAAACACTTTTTCTTCGTCTACATCGTCTGTATAAATTTTAAAATTTTTATCAATCACATTTTCCCCTTTTAAAAAATTAAGATAGATAGATACCTATCACTAATCAAAACGCTTGTCAAATTCTGTTAAACAAAAAAGTTTAATCAATTCAGATAACGTTTCTTGTGTGTGTTTTTTATCTGTCTTATCTGTAACATTCTTATCTATCCAATCAGACAAATCTCCAACAGTCATGTTGTGAACTTCGTCATGTAACTGGTCGTAAACTTTGCTATTTCCATTATGTGACATTTTCTTCCTCATCTGTTGTGGTAATTTCGGTTTGATTATCTGCATTGACAATACTCTCTAATCTGTACTGTTTAAGATTGTGGTTTTATAAAATACAACTTCATTATTATTATTGTGGTGTGACAATATTTGTTTTAATTCAGATACTTTCATTTATTTCCCCCATTTTAGACTGACATTCTTCAAGGTGTATTTTCATCTCTTCAAAATATTTTATAAGTGACAAAGTTTTTTTAAGTGTAGATTTTTCGTTGACAACATCTTCATCTTTTTCATTACCCTTGTAACCCCAACTATCTATGAACTCATGACATTTATCTTCCCTATAATATAATCCATCTAGGATAAGATCAATCTCTTGTAGATTAAAACCCTCTGTTGTATCACTACCTTTGCTATCTATATAAACACGAATACATTTGGACTTGCTCATTGGTTGTCCATCTGAATAAGGTTTCCAACCTTCTGTTTCTTTTGTCTTGTCATCAAGGTATTGACCTCTCCAACGTAAATTGTATCTTTCTTTGTTGATATGTTTTTTCATCAACTTTACCATTTTCATGTTTTCTTCTGTGTTAGGTATTTCACTAAAAACATATCTGTGTTGTCTGTACAGGTTTTCCAAAAGAGCATTTCTATTCTTTAAACAATCTAGTTTAGTAGACAACTTATCTAAATAATGATCTTTAGATTTAATCGTTTCTTTAAGTACACTACAAGTTCGTTCAAGATTTTCAACCCTAGACTTATAAACTTTCAAATCGTGTTTGTAATCTTCTGGGATATTATTATTCTTTTCATCTAACAATGTAGTAAGCATAAGATTTTTATTTCTTAACTTTTTAATAGTAGCATCAGCTTGTTCACCCATACTAACTAGCTTACATTCATAATAGTTTTCATTTACTTTCATTTATTTTTCCCCTTTCAAAATGAATTTAATTACTTCGTTAGTCCAACCATTACCAAGTATCTTGTAACCTTGACTATTACTAACTGATTTACAATAGTCATCTGGTAATGTTTGCAACCGACAACATTCTTTTACAGTAAGTTTTCTCCATTGTAAAGTTTTATTTTCATACGCATCTGGATAGCGACCAACTGGCATAGGTGAAACAACTGTATCCTTTGTTATTGTAGATAGACAACGTGACTTATCTTTGTTTGAAACTTCTAATGTTTGTGTTATTGGAATTGACAAATCGTTATCTTTACGAACTCCATTACTGTCTAGTCTGCGACCAGTAATTGACGCTGACTTACAAAGTATCTTTGGTTCACGATTACCACCACCACAAGTATTTAATGTTGGTGACTTTCCCTCAACTGAATAGACACGCTTGAGTATATCATGTCCATTTAGATCAGCTACTCCAACTTGTTTGCAACCATCTCCAAATACCAACTGTCTGCGTGACTTTTCAAAATACATTTTTAAATTGCCACCCTTCCAATAGTTAGCATCTAAACAGTATGACTTTTCTCTATCTACACAACCACACTCAACTATATCTTTAAGTTTAATGTTTCTGTCTTCTGGTATGTCAAATTTAAAATCCGTGATATACATACGTACTCTATTCTGTGCTGACACGATAGATGAATTGATAATGTACATTTTTAAGTTTGGGTTAATCTCTTGTAATGTGTTGACAATAATATCTTGCCACTCTTTTTTCATTCGTACATTTTCAAATAGTAGTTTGACATTTGGATTGTGTTTATAAATGAGTTTGTATATCTTGACAAACTCAAAAAATAATTTTGATTGAGGATGTTCAAAGTTCAAACCTTTACCCGCAACTGAAAATCCTTGACAAGGTGAACCACATAGAATGACATCTATTGTTGATGGATGTACAGTAACATTCTTATCAAAGTAATCGTATACTGTACAGATATCCCCAAGATGTTGTAAATCATCGTGGTTGTCGTTAGCTACCTTGATAGCAAACTTATCTACTTCAGATGTAAACCAGTTAGTTA